CTGCTCCTGAATTTAGAAAGTTCCGTGCTCTTGCGGATGAATATAGGCCCACGTTTGGTTATCAAACTGTTGACAATCAACTTGAGTCAATTTCCCGGTATTTCTACAACCCTGTCAACACCTTTCCTGACGTTGACATTACTTTAGATGCTGTTTGGGACGTTGTACGGCCTATATATCAGAATTCTATTTTAACGCCGACTTCTTACATTTATCACAAATGGAATAAGAAATTTAACGTTGGTGTCTTTGCTACTTCTGCTACCCGGAGGCGTGATGGTGGGTTTAAAAAGTTATCAAGGCGTGAATGGATTGCCAGTAAAGGTGGTGCCAAGGGCATTATCTCTATATTTAACAATTTTGTTAAGTTTGGCTTAGTTTTTGACACTTATGCTCAATTTTTCACTAAACGTGAATGGTTGGCACCTAAGAAATGGATGAACGATGTTTCGGACGCCTGTTTCTGCGATGTTGCCTGAGTATGTTGTTCAAATGGTTCTTAGTGCAGACCCAAACAAGAGATTTCTTTATGAGCAAACACCTATTAAGTTGGGCATGCCCTTAAAGGCAGGTGTATTTGACCGTATTTGGGAATCTCATGCTAGGTTTTCAAAGCATTATGCTGGTGATTGCACTGCGTTTGATTCAACTATTGTGGGCTCTGTCCTTAAGTTGGTTAAAGCTGTTCGTGTTAAGGGTTTTGAGTTTCATAAGGATGTGAAACAAATTGAAAAAGTCATTGACAGGATTTATAATGTCGTTGAGTTTGGCAAGCTTGTTTCTGCGAACACGGGTAATATTCATGCAAAAGGTTCAGGCCTCATGACTGGTCATGCTTCGACTTCCCCGGATAATTCCCTTGTCATGGTCTCTTTATACCTTGTGGCTTGGAAAGTGTTAACGGGCAGGTCTGCAGAAGAATTTCGATCTTATAATGAGTTATCTGTTTATGGAGATGATCATTTACTTTCGATTTCAGATAATGCTCCTGCGATTTGGACATGGGATAACATTGTCGCCCTAATGGCTTCTTGGGGTATTACAATGCGAGAGGAGGTTTTGTCAGCTGGTAAAGGTGTTCCTTTAACTGCTTTGACTTTTCTTAAGAAAATGCCTCGGGTTCCAACTTTGGAGGACATTTCTGATTTGGTTGAAGCATTTGGTCCTGACTTTGTGATTCCTAGGTATATAACCTATCACACGGAGTCAACCTTGCTTGGGAAATTAATGGCCCCTCAACTGACCATGGATCGTCGGGCTCGAGCTAAACGTATCCAAAGTTATATGTATCTTTGTGCACATAACAGGAAGGCTTATGAAATTTGCCATGATGGCCTTGAAGTTATTTTCAAAAGCTTGCCAGATCTTCGGGCAGAGCTCGGAAGATACACTCCTTCTTATAAGCGTGTAAATTTTGTTTGGTATACCGAAAAGATGTCGAATGTTGTCGCTGGCCTTGATTCAGATGTTTTAGAAGATGTGGACGATGCGGTGATTCTTTATGGCGAAGTCAACAACTTTGAAAGGCTACTGAACTTGCTTTCTTTAGCT